TACCCGGCGATGTCGGTCGCTGAGTTCTCATCGCCCGCGAAGGTCTGACTGAGCGTGTCCACATAGACCAGCGCAGGCTTCACAGGCATCGCATCGATGGCCGATGCCAGAAGCTCCACCTGATCCGATAAGCTCAACACCAGCGGCGTAATACAGACGGAGAACGCGTCAGAGACAGGCAAGCCCCGCTCCTGATGCCATGCAGCCACGCGCCGATAGATACCAGCCCCGCCCTCGGCAGCAACGTAGACAACGTGCCCCCGTGCTGTCTTCTTGCCAAGCCAAGGCATGCCATGCGCCACATGCAAAGCATGATCGAGCGCCACAAAGGACTTAAACGTCCCCGAAGCGCCAAACAGCATGCCCAGCGAATCCGCAGGAATAACGTGCTTGACCTGCCAGCGCACAGCCGCAGAGCGTTTGGCTAGTTCTTCCAAGCTCAGCAGCAAGTCGCCAGGCGCATCCACTGCTGGCGCATCGCCCAGCCGCAGCGTGACAGAGACAGGCGCCCTATCCGGCGGCGCAAACTTCTCAGCACTACGCACAGCCCGTGGAATCTCCGCCCGCCTAGCCGCCCAGCGAGACACTTCCTCCGCAGGCCCCGCAGGCTTGACCTGATCCATGAGCGAATAAAGGAAGTCCACCGCCGCGCCCGGATACATGCCGCCCTTGACTAACGAGGCAGCCATGCGAATCAAGGCATCGTGATAAGACCGCTCAGACAGCGGCGCCGACAGCATCGAGAGGGCATCCCCCGCTGCCGAGCCCATCGAAATGACCCCATCTGTGCTGTTGCGTGTACGCAACGCTTCACTTGGTTTGGAGCGCAAATCATCCAGCTCGATCCCGAAAGCGGCGCACGCGTCCGCCAAAGGCCAGCAGATAGAGGGGTGCCACTCGGCCAACTGGTGCCGCCAAGGCCCTGCAGCGCGAGGCTTGGTGTTAGTCCCATTGGGCAACCTGACATAACGCGAGATCGCATTGCCCGACTTGTCCGCGCCTAGATGCCCACGCGAGGCCAGCGAGGCCATCACGCGATCAACCAGCGCCATATCGGCGCAGTCAGGGTCCGCAGGGTCTAGCTTTACGCCGACCTGCCACTTACCGGGGCTGGTCTGCAGCGCCCATGAATAGCCCAGCACTCGTGACGGGTCCACATCGTCCGCAACCAGCGCGGCTAGGCGCTTGAACGTGGACTTCTGCCGCGCCCATTTGCCAGACTCCGCGAAGCCCGCGAGGACTGAAACCGAAAAGTAGGTGTTATCGAACGAGGCTGAATCGATCAATTCCGCCTGTCTGTCAGTGCCTCGATAAGCGCGGCCAGACCAGTCGCCGTGCTCTGGAGGCATCCGAAAGCTGCAGACCCAGCCGTATTCATCTACCGCGAGTGGGCCGTAGACCTCGGCCAGGAAGTCGCTGTTTTGCATCGTTGGTGCCGCTGCATCCATGCGGCCTCAACGCTTGGCAAGTTCTGACAGCGTGACCGATACGCCCCGCGCCTTTGCCATCTTCTGCAGCGCAGACCAATGGCGCACGGGAACGAATCCCCCGGTGCCCTCTGGCACGGGCGTACACCAGCGCGACAACGTAGACGGCGCAACGTTCAGCTCCGCAGATACGGCAGATTTGCCGCCCAGGCGCTCAAGGATGCTAAAGGCGGGCTCAAGTTTGTGTTTGGTTTCTATGCTCATAAGGAAATGATGATGTTGGTGGGTGATGGTGCGATTGACGCAACAGTGACTTTAGCGCAATCTAAGCCGATGAACACCAAATGGTTCCGGCGACAACTTCAGGACAAGCACTTGAGCCAGCGCGGCCTGGCCAAGCTGCTGAACATCGACCCTGCGGCGGTTTCCCTGATGCTCAGGGGACAGCGCAGGATGACGCTCGCGGAGGCGCATCGTATTAGCGAAATCCTCGGCGTTGCAACCTCGGAAGTCCTGCGCGAAGCTGGCATCCCCACCGATGACGGCATCAAGCGCGTGCCCATCTCTGGCATCTGCGGCAGCGAGGGCATCGTGCAACTGCTGGCGGCGCGTACACATGAGAAGGTGGTCGCGCCCGCAGACGTCCCATCTGACGCGTATGCGATCCAGTGCCGCGAGCCAGGGCACTGCAAAGATGGCTGGTTGCTGTTCATCTCCGCTGCCCAGCAAGACCCAAAGGAACGCTTGGAAGCGATGAACCTCTGCGCGTTAACAGACGGGCGCCAAGTGCTGGCGTACATCCGCCGTGGCTACCGCCGCGACACGTTCAACCTAACGCTCATCACAGACGCGGCCAAGCTCATGCAAGACCAGCAGGTGAGCTGGGCCTCTCCCGTGCTCTGGATACGTCCGTAGCGGATACGCAACTGCCCGACTGAATTACTCGGCAATGCTCCGTGTGTGCGCTTTCCTCATTACGATGGCGCCACATCAACCCCGGAGCAACCATGAAGCTACTGAACCCCTTTCGCAACCCATCGCCTGAAGAACTCATTGCCCGCGAGCTTGACCAAGCTCGACGCGGATTGCTTGAAGCACAGACAGCCCGCGACTACGCGTCCGCGATGGTTTTGTATCACGAGACGCGGATTGACCGCCTGCGCTCGCAACTGGAAGTGATGAGCCAGGAGGAGGCATGAACAACGAAGACATTATTCGCATGGCGAAGGAAGCGTTTGTGAATAACCCAGACCGTTTCGTAGAGGGCTGGACCATCATGCATCACAAAGAACTTGCTAGGTTCGCCGCCCTTGTCGCCGCTGCCGAACGCGAGGCGTGTGCTCAGATATTGGATCGCAATGTCGCTGTGTGCGGAAATAACACACCGATGCGTGATGTGCTGTCGGGTAATGCAATGGCCATCCGCGCAAGGGGGCAAGCATGACCGTCAAGCTCACCAACGACAAAAGCGTTGCAGTAGACCAAGACTACTTTTGGCGTCCCCTGCACACCTGCCCGTTGTCGGCCAAAGTGCAGTTGCTGACCGCAGGCGGCGTGGCCGTCTATGGCCAGTACGCGCCAGGCACGGGCGGCTATCTTGGCTGGGCACCGCTGCCCAAGAAGCCGGGATGGATGGAAGGCAGTACGCCTCACGGCTACTAAGGACTGCGCATGAACACCTACGAAGAATACGCCCGCAAGCGCCAAGAGATCGTTGAGTTGTGCAAGATACCGCGCACCACGCGTGAAATCTTGGACCGCGTTGACTGCAGCACAACCACAATCAAGCGCCTAGTGCGCGAAGGCCACATCCACAACATAGGCCACGCGTACAAAGCGCAGTACAAGACCATCCCAAGAGCGCCTGAGCTACTTGAAGTGCGCAAGAACGCCAGCAACCCGCCCGCAAGGGAAATCATTCAGGCCGCGTCGGTCTGGGAATACGCAAGGAGAATTCAATGGAACGTACAGAAAGCTGCTGCAGCGGCCAATGCAGCCAAGGCCGCGCCTGCCCAGCCCGCCAAGCGTGCGAGCTGCCAGAGGACAAGCCACGCATGAGCGTCTACATGGTTGATCTGCTCATGGCTATTGGCATGACAGCATGCGTGGCCTTGGTCGTTATCGCACTGGCGCACCTGTACGCATGAAATGCCCCACCTGCCACGCATGGACCGAGGTTCTGGAGACGGTGCAGCGCAAGCGCGACAACTCCACCCGTCGCCGCTACCAGTGCGCCAACCTTCACCGATTTACAACAGTCGAGAAAGTTGTTGCCTCAAGTATTGCGATTCCCGCATCACCGTGCTCCAATCCAATCCCCAACCCAACGAGCCAACGATGAACACACTTCCTAATGGTCGCAAGGCGCCTACCGCCCCACCAGGCTGGCCCTTCGGAACCGTCAAGCCGCCGACACAGGCGGCAACCAGGCGAGAGGCCGCAAAAGGCCCCGCCGCACCTTTCTGACCCACCACCACAACGAGGCCCACGCATGAACGAACTGGACAGACTGGCAACCCTTTGGGGCATTGCCAAAGCTAAGGAAGACTCTGCAAAGGCAGAGCGAATCAAGATTGAGGAAGACCTCCTTAAGGTGCATCCAGCCAAGGAAGAAGGCTCTGAGAGCTTTACCACTGACCTTGGCACCAAGATCAAGCTGACGGGCAAGGTCACCTATAAGGCTGACGTCGACGCGCTCATCTTGTTGACGGGCTCATGGCCCGATGACATCCGCCCCATCAAAACGAAGGTGGAAGCGGATGACACGCGCTTGAAGGCCATCCGCGCCGAGCGCCCTGACCTGTGGCGAGCTATCGCGCAAGCGGTGGAAACCAAGCCCGCCAAGACCGCAGTCGAAATCAAGTTTGCGGGCAAGTGATGCTTGGCGCGTCACTGCGAGACGCGGGCATTGATCGCGTCATGCAAGCCGCTAAGGAGTGGGCAGATGAGGCGCAAGCCGCGTTTGCATACTGGCTCACGCACTGCGCTACTGAAGAGTTCTCATTGGAGCAGTTCAGAACGTGGGCGCAAGCCAACGGATTGGCGGAGCCCCATCACGTCAACGCGTGGGGCGGCTTTACCCAACGCGTCAAACACCTCATCACCCCTGTCGGATACACACAAAGCAAACGCGTTTCAGCGCATGCGCGACTGACTCGCACCTATAGAAAGAACACCCATGTTTAACCTCAAGTCCATCAAGAAAAACACAGCCCTTGCGGCGCCGCGCATCTTCCTCTACGGAGTCGAAGGCATCGGCAAGACCACGTTTGCATCGCAAGCGCCCAAGCCCATCTTCATCTGCACGGAAGACGGTCTGGGCTCGCTGCAGGTCGATCACTTCCCTCTGGCAACCAAAGCCAGCGAAGTGCTGGACGCTATCGCATCACTGGTGAATGAGCAGCATGACTTCGGCACGGTGGTGCTGGACAGCGTGGATTGGCTCGACAACCTCATCTGGGCAGAGGTTGAGTCCACGCATGACGCCAAAGACCTGGCCTATGGCAAGGGCGCCATGATCGTTGCAGACAAGTGGCGCGAGGTGCTGGCTGGTTTGAACGCCTTGCGCAATGACAAGGGCATGGTGGTCATCCTGATCGCGCACACGCAGATCAAGCGGTTTGACTCGCCAGAGGTTGAGCCCTTCGACCGCTATCAGCCCAAGCTGCAGGAGCGCAGCAACGCCATCCTGCGCGAGTGGGCAGACGCTGTGCTGTTCGCCAACTACAAGACGTTGATCAAGAAGGATGACGTCGGCTTTAACAAGACGTCCAACCGTGGCATCAGCACGGGCGAGCGCCTGCTGTACACCAGCGAGCGCCCTGCCTACATGGCAAAGAACCGTTACTCCCTTCCCGACTCAATCCCGATGTCGTGGGAGTCTTTCGCTCAGGCAATCGCCTGATTCATCAACGAGCCAACCAAAGGACAAACATGGCCCGCTTCACCTTCAACGCCAACGATGCCCCCGTTTCTCAAGCGCCCACCCGTGGCCCGCTGCCGCCTGGCAAGTACGAAGCCATCATCACCAAGTCTGACATTCGCGATACCAAGGCCGGAACTGGTCAGTACATCGAGCTGGAGATGCAGATCACTGATGGCGAGTTCTCAGGCCGCCGCCTGTGGGAGCGCCTGAACATCAGCAACCCCAACAAGCAGGCTGAGGACATCGCCAAGGCTGCGCTGGGCGCTCTGTGCATGGCAGTCAATGTGCTTGATATGGATGACACTGAGCAGTTGCATGACATCCCGTTTCTGATTCAGGTTGAGATTGACCGCAAGGAACCGGATCGCAATCGCATCGTTGGCTATGGCGCCGCCAAGGCTGCAGCGCCAGCGCCTGCCGCCAAGCCCGCCGCGCCTGCAGGTGGTTCGCGCCCTTGGGCACGTTGATCAATAGGTGGCCGGTAGCCCGGTGAGCGTCGAAGTCTCCAGTGACGCAACAGCCCACGGTTGCGCGTGGGCCACCTCCTTAACCATGAAGATACCCATGAGCCAACACACAACCAGCGCGGCAATCGTTAAGTGGTACGAGTCAAAGCCGCAAGAGCACAGGCCGCACATGGGCGCCAGCCTCATTGGCCATGAGTGCGAACGCTACATCTGGAACACCTGGCGCTGGGCGCTCAAACCCTCGTTTCCTGGCCGCATCCTGCGACTGTTCAGCAGTGGCGTGCGCGAAGAGTCGCGGCTGATTGAGGAGCTGCGCGGCATTGGCGCAACGGTCTGGGAGACAGACCCCGACACGGGCGGGCAATGGCGTGTAAGCGCGTGCAATGGGCACTTCGGCGGCAGCCTTGATGGCGTGGCGCAAGGCGTGCCAGAGGCGCCCAAGAGCCCTTGCGTGCTGGAGTTCAAAACACACAACGACAAGTCATACACAGCCCTCGTTGCCAAGAAGGTGAAAGAGGCCAAGCCCCAGCACTATGACCAGATGCAGGTCTACATGGGACTCATGGAGATCGACCGCGCACTGTATATGGGGGTAAACAAGAACACAGATGATGTGCATACCGAATGGGTCCATTTCGATGAGGACCGCTTCAAGCAACTCCTGCTGAAGGCTCAGCGCCTCATCGACATGACAGAGCCACCGCAGCGCCTGTCAGAAGACCCGGCACATTGGCAGTGCAAGATGTGCAACTTCCACCCCGTGTGCCACGGCGACAAGGCGGCGGAAGCCAACTGCCGTACCTGCTGCCACGCCACGCCAGCCACTAAGGCTGAGTGGAAGTGCGAGGCCAAGGGCGTGACGCTCAACGATGCCATGCAGAAAGCAGGCTGCAGTCAGCACCTGATGATTCCCGCGCTAGTGCCGTATGCCACGCCAACGGACGGCGGCGACAACTACGTCATCTATACGCACAAAGCATCGGGCAAGCAGTTCAGCAACGGCCCCGGCCCTGAGCCGCGCTTCTCATCGCGTGAGCTGGAGCACTGCCCAGGCTCGCTGATTGAGGATGTGGGCGCGATGAAGGAGGTGTTTACCACTGCCAAGGTGGTCAAGCCCACGGCGGTTGACCCGTGGCCCGACATGCCCAGCGATGACTTGGACGCGATACCCACCAAGCGCGACACGCAGGCTGTGCGCGAGAAGAAAACGCGCATCAGCAAGTCACTTGATACGTTGAGGAGCTTCCAGCCATGACCGGGAACTTCGAGGTGTTGCCACCGGGCAACTACATCACCGTGGAAACGCATGACCGCATCTGCAGCGAACTGCACGCGGAGATTCGCAAGCTGGTTATTGAGAAGGAGCGTTTGCGCAGTCATTTGTTCAGCCCTTTGTGCATCGAAGACATCGAAGCCGCGTGGGACAGAACGCAGTTCACAGGGCGTGCGCCGATCAAGTTTGCGCGGGAGATTGAGAAGCTGGTGAAAGGCGAAGTGTGAACTACGTTATTGGAGTAGACCCAGGGATACACGGCGCGGTGGCCGTGCTGACGCAGGACGGCAAGCTGGTTGAGGTGTTTGACATGCCCACGATGGAGGTGAAGGTTGGCAAGGCCACCAAGAACCGCATCAGCCCGGAACTGCTAGCAGCAGAGCTGCGAGGCCGCGCTGAGTACACGGTCGCCGCCTACATTGAGTCTGTGAGCGCCAGCCCGCAGATGGGCGTGACGTCCGCGTTTGCCTTTGGCGAGGCGCTGGGCATC